TGTATTCTAATTTATCTCCAACTTTAATACCCAGTTCTTTAAATGTATCTTTGTTAGCTTCAACTACATATTTTACAAAATTACTGTCAGGGGAAACACTTTTAGTTTGTTCTGCTTCCATATCTTTAAAATCAACAATCTCATGATCTGAGTTTAAAAAAGCTAATGTTAACGGATATGAAACATTTTTATTCCAAAATGAGTGTTTGCCTTTTGATGGAAAGATAAAATAAGCAACTTCAAAATCTTCTAAAGGTTCGGAATGCATCAAGCCCTTTTGCAATAATTTGTCATTATTAGCAATGAGTCTTAAATCAAACTCTCCTTTAAAATCATCAGTCAGTCATATTTTTTTGAATGTTGATTTCTTGGAAGCAACTTTAACATTTTGCGCTTCTGTTAAATCAAACTTTTCTTTCTTTCTTGCTTTCTTGAACTCATTAACTGGATCTTTTAAATAAGCATCTCTGAGGGCAATTCTTCCTTTTTCAGTTAATGTGACTGCTCTTCCACTACCTGTCAATAATCCAGCAGTTTTGAGTGCAAGAAGATCATTGTCATGAATAGTCTTAGGAACATTACAAACCTTAGCATCTTTAATGTTATTAAGCATATTTGCAGCTGTAACTACATCGTTTTGGTTTTTCTCAATTTCTTTTAATAAATCGATATGCTTTTGGCTTACAATTACCTTTGCTTCTCTTGTTGGCTTGGATAAACCTAAAAGTTGAATTTGAATATCTGAAAGACCTAAAGAAGACATTTGAACATTGTCATTATCTTCTGGAAAGTTGTTTAAAGATTGAATTGGTAAAGGCATAATTTTCTCCTATCTTGGGTTTCTGTTCAAATGGCCTAAGCCATCTGCAACATTTTGCTCATAAGTATTTTCGAATAAATAACTACTCAAATCACCACGAGACACATCGTCGTCTAATCCAATGTTTTTTGATTCTGGTGCTGGGTCTTCATAAGTAATTCCACCACCTGAAGGACCATGATTTTTAGCTTCTATGTTGAAATATTCAGGATTTGAGGCTTCATCATCTTTGGATTCTGGCACTCTAAATCTGTCTTGCTTATCTAATCTTTTTGCATCAATTTCTACATCTTCTTCAGTGTCTTCAAAAGGAACAACTCTGTTTACTGTGTCGGTTGTCATGAAGTTGCCGTAGTATTGAGCAATTCTAGTAAGCTTGTATGTTATTTTGTCAGACTCACGAAAGTTCCCTGACTTGTCTAATTTGTATGCAAGTTTTAATAATTTAACAATTCTACTTTTATGCATAATTTGTGTTTTATAATTTTTAAACTGAATTTCCTGCTAATTCTCTTTTACATACGCTCAATGCATTTGCAATAGTCATATCCATATCGTAATATCTATAATTTCCTAAACGACCACCAATAATTAAGTTCTTGGTAAACTTTTGATAATAATCTTTATATCGTTCATATATTTGATTATTCTTTTCATCATTGACAGAATAATATGGATTACTATTTAAATCTTTTGGATTATAGTTTTTAGAATATTCATAAGTAATCAAATCGTTTTTTGATTTACTTTTTGTGAAATGCTTGTGCTGTACTATTCGATTCCAAGATGTATTCTCGTCAGGGTAATTCATTTGAGAGCATCCTTGGAAGTCAGTCATAACTTCATAATTTTTGAAATCAAGAGATCTATATTCTAAATCTCCATACATATAATCAAAATATCTTTCAATTTGGCCGGTATACACTACTTTATGAGCTTTTGATTCCCAATAAGATCTATCATTAAAGAAGTCAACATTTAATTCAATATCGATACCTTTAAGTAGTTTTTCAAATATTGGTGTGTATCCATTAATTGGTATACCTTGATATACATCTTGGTCTGGATAATAACTATCATCATATGTATATCTAATTGGTAATCTTTTGATAATTGATGATGGTAAATATTTAGGTTCTTTGCCCCATTGTTTTTTTGTGTAACCGTAAATAAGAGTTTTGTAAAGAGTGGGGCCAACTAAAGAAAGTATATGGTCTTCTAAGTTTTTTGGATTTTCACAAGGCACTATTTCAGATTGTATTCTTGCTATAGCTTTATCTGGAGTATTTACTTCTGGCCATATTTGATTAATTGTTGATAAATTAATAGGTAGAGAATAAGTTTTGCCTTGGTTTACAGCCTTAACCCTATGAGAATAATTATTGAAGCTTGTAAATTGATTCAAATAGTCCCATATATATTTTTGTGAGGTGTGAAATATGTGAGGGCCATATTTGTGGATGTGATAGTCTTCATATGACTCAGTGTAACAATTGCCACCAATATGATTTCTTTGATCTATTACTAAAACTTTTTTGCCTATTTTATTAGCTTCATATGCAAAAATGGAGCCGAATAATCCGGCTCCAATAATCAAATAATCATATGCCATACATATATTTTACAAATTGGAACCTGCCCATGGAACTCTTGGGAAGTTACCTTGACCTTTCAATCCTGGGTTATCATCAAATCCAACTTCATCATCGCCTTGTTTATGTCTATCGTATTCATTATTCAAAGCATATTCTTGAGTATGTAATTGCTGCTCGATAGTTTTGTTTTGTTCTGTTGGATCATAATTATCAGCAGAACTTCTTCCTGAAAATGATGGATATGCAGCATCTGGATCTAAAGTATCTAAAATAGTTGGTTCATTTCTAAAACCATCTGTATCAGGAGTATATTCTCTTCTTTGTTCTTCAAAGTATTTATCAATATCTGCACCTTCAGTTAACAATGGAGTTTTACCAAGGTGCGCATTTGAAAATTGTGCATCATAAAATGGATTATCATCAGGACCAGAAGGTGTAATGTTGTCTCTTCTTCTGGTTGTAAAATCCTTGGCTAATTTCAAAAATTGACTTGAAGAATAATGCAATCTTTCAGGCTTAATTTGCGCTGGAACTTCATCTTCATAATCAAACTTTTGCTTTTCTTTATATTGTCTTCTTTTGGAAAGTGATTCTTCCATAGAAATATAAGATTCTTTATTATCGGTATGTTTGCTTTTTTTAGCTTCGGATTCCATTAGAGACTTGTGTTCTCTTAATTTAGCTCTTAATTTAATTCTTTCTCTTTCAACAGGATCAAGAATATCAATATTTCCCAACACATCATCTTCTTTAGATGTATGGAATGGAACTAATCTAGCTTCAAAGTTTCTAGTTGCATCATCATCTGGTGGATTATGAGTTCTTGCTAAAATCGATTCAAAGCCTTGGTCTGTAATAAACTGGTTGTAGTCACCATAATTTCCGCCACCAGGACTACCACCAGGAGCCCAAGCATGCTTCATAAGAAACAGCTGCCACTGCATCACAGATATCATCGTGATATCCAGACAATGCTTCAATTGCAAATCTTTTTCCTTTCCATTTCTTTTGAAGGAATAAGAATTGAGTTTTAGCTTCTTTGATTTCGTTCAATGGATGTTTGTTACCAGATTTATCTAAATAAGCTCCACCAGAAATATCATAAATGTCAATTCTATCTTCTCTAATTAATGTGGCTAATTCGGTGTAAATACTTTCTTTGTAGTTTTTATTGAATTGTTTTTCTACAATCGGAACACCTAATGTTTGAAGTTTAATTACTGAAGATTGTGAATTCCATTGGTCTATACTTACTTGTTTAAATCTAAATCTTCTATGTAAATCTAGAACATATTCTTCAATTGTTTTTTCTTCTATAGGTTGGTTTTTAGTTAATGGATTCCAGAAGTGTATATGGTCAATTACGATTCTTCTCATAATTCTTCCATCAGCACCCATTTGTCCAATGATAGCTTCGGTATGTGCAACAGCTAAAGCATAATAATCAGAAGTTCTAGCAGGATCCAAATGACAGAAATAATCATGCATTCCAAATCCTTGTTCAGCTCTTTTAACCATTGACATAGAAGAAAAGAATCTGTTTATGTCATCTTCTGCAAACATAGGATCAGAGGATGAAGCACCAAACTCCGCACCATATTGCATTTGATATTCAGTAGGGTTTTTCTTCTTTTCAGACTCTAAGAAATCTCTGTCAATATTAGGATTTACAAGCCAAGTAGGACCACGCATAACAAGAGTAGACGGATCCTCTTGTCTATTTTCATGTAAATCATAAAGTAAACCAATTGGGCCTTTAGGGTTGGAAAGCATCATCATCTTTCCATCTCTACCAAAAGTTGCAAGAGAAGGCTTTAGGTCATTATATAAATCATAGTCAAGGCCAGAATCAGGGTTATCTCCAGCCATAGCAGCAATTTCGTCCATGATCACACTCCAACAAGTGAGACCAACGAGACCTGATGCACTACTAGAACCGCATTTTAAAACTAATGAGCCAGAAAAAAGATTTAGTCCATTTGCTTCTCTTCTTTCATTTTCTTTGCGGTCATTTTCAGTAAAGAACCGCATTTCTAATTCTGTATCTTTTCCGATATAGGGTTGGAAAAATGGAGAAGCTAATACAGTTTGTTTAAGTTTAGCGAAGATAGCATTTTTAGCCTGTTCTTCATTCTTAGCCACGTTCAATAGATAAATAGCATCGAACTCCATCAAACCATATCTAGCTTGAGGATGTCCCATAGAAATTAGTCTATATAGCTCATATAAACCAATTGCAGAAACAAGGAAGGATTTACCGCTACGTCTTCCAAGTACTAAAACTAATTCTTGAAACTTATATCTGTTTTCGCATTTGTCCATAATCTGCATACGCAATTTTGGATCAAACTCTTCAGAATAAAGTAAATCCTTTTCTGTTTGGAAATTATCTATAAATGGTCTTTCTTCAAGTTGTTCAATTTTCTTTAAAGCATCAGGGTTAGTTGCATTATCTTTTTCATGTTCAAATCTTTGTTTGATTATGTCTTTATCCATTCGATCACAAGTCAAACAAGGAGAGTTAATTACAGAAAATGATGCTTTAAATGGTCTATTTTGTTTGTGCATTTCAACAGACTTATGCTCATTTTTTTTTACAAAATCCCAGACACATCCATTACATCCAATTCTTTCTTCCTCTGGTATATCTTGAATTACTAGATCTGTATTGCCTTCCTGGCCCATATAGAAGCACTTTAATATAAGTCTTTGTAGAGGATAGGGTTTTAGATTACAAAAATATGGATGTTCAATAAAAGTGACAATATCAACAATCTGATCTGGGTTAAATCTTGTTTTGTCAGGTTTTACTGGTGGTGCAATTTCAGATCTAACATTAGGCGCAACTTCATCAGCAAACTCTTCTGCATATTCACTGTCTTTAAACTTTTCAGATGCTTGGTTTGCTTGTTGAATTAGTTGTTGTCTAATCTCATTTTGCGTTAATGTAGCTTTGGATGCGTTTTTTCTCATTAATTTTCTTGTTTAAGCTTCTCTCTCAGCTTTTTCAATTCATCTCTAATCAATCTTTTATCATGTTCACTTTCTAGCTTGTCATGTAGTTCTGCTAGTATCTCGAATATGTTGATTGAGAATACACCCTGATTA